AAGCAACACATGGGAACACTACGCAAGATAGTGGCAGCAATAATAGAAATGCAAGTATACCGTGCGAAAAAGAAGTTAGAAAGATATAGAAACAATGGCGGTTATTGGGTATGAAAAAGATAATGGCAGTAATCAGCGATTTGTTTGAGCGATGGTGCGAAGGTAATAGTCAGAAAGCACTAGAGTCTTATCTATCCAAGTCTCAAAATATTTCCGATCTAGAAACACGAATGAGAAACTGGCAACAAAGAAGTACGAGTAAGAGCAACTTCTTGCCACACTAACTATATTATTACACACATCACACAAGGAGAAAATTATGTCAAATAAAAATCCATAGCAACTTTTTGTCACACTAACTATATTATTACACACATTACACAAGGAGAAAATTATGTCAAATAAAAATCCATTCGAAATCCGTTTCGATACACTAGCAATGGCAAAAGAAATGTTGGACCGTCAGTATGAAACCAACATGAGAAAGTTCTATGAAGCAATGGAACAAGCAAAGTCACAACAAAAAGATGTGACTGGATTGTTTGAAGAGTACATGCCAAAGATGTACACACCTGCAGAAATTGCCAAGCAGGCTGAAGAACTTTATAAATTCATTACGAAGAAAGACTAATACTAATATAATGGAGAGGGGGAGCGACACTCCCCCAACAATATATATTGCAAAGAATGTATAAATAAGAACCGTAGGACTCAAGTTGGATCTGCATTGCTCTCCAATGATCTGTCTTTACATACTATTTTAATTTAATAAAAGGAGAATTACTATGTGGACTAAACCTACTTACACAGAAATGCGTTTTGGCTTTGAAGTAACAATGTACATCGCTAATCGTTAATCTGTTTCGGGGAGTGTAACTGCATCGGTGGATGCACTCCCAATTACCGAGTTGCCGAAAAGGGACTCATTTATCTTGCTTTATAAAAAGGAGAACTACATGACTATTACAAACTTTCCACGAGATATCTTTCTCGGATTCGATCCACTTTTTGATACACTCAATCGTATTGACGAAGTGAAGTCGAAACAACCATCCTACCCACCATACAATATCATACAAAAAGAGACACATCACTATCTCATTGAGATTGCTGTTGCTGGTTTCACCAAAGATGATATTGAGGTCACTCTTGAAAATGGTAAATTGACGATTGATGGTAAGAGAAATAAACTACAAGATGAATCAGTCTATATTCACAAGGGCATTTCTGCTAAAGGTTTCCGCAGGCAGTTTACTCTTGCTGATACCGTAGAAGTGGTTGGTGCTGATATAGTAAATGGTATGTTATATGTTGGACTACATAATGTGATACCAGAGGAAGAACTACCTAAGAAAATAAAACTCGGTGAGTTTGACAAACTCCATAAGAGTATGTTACTTGGGAAGTAATCTCAAGGAAGGGAAGCGCAATGCTTCCCTTTTTTATTGACTTGAACCGTGAATTATTATATAATGGATGTACTATGAAATTTTACACAAACTTTTTTATGCGTGGTAACTACGTCATCGTGCGTGGTTATAATAACGGCAAAAGATTCACGGATCGTATTCCATACAATCCTACACTCTATGTCCCTGCTAGAAACAAATCTGATTGGAACGCAATCGATGGTTCACCACTTGAATCAATCAGCATGGGAAGTATACGAGAAGCGAGAGACTTTGCTAAGAAATACACCGAAGTAGAAAACTTCAAGATCTATGGATCAACACTATACGACTATGTTTACCTAAACGAAAACTACACACAAGACTATGACACAGATTATATTCGAGTTCTTAATATTGATATCGAGGTGGGTTCTGAAGAAGGTTTCCCTGATCCTCAACTTGCTAATCAACCTGTTACTGCTATCACCGTATCGCTTGATGGTGCGTATTATACGTTTGGTTGTCAGGATTATACGGTAAAGTCCGACAAAGTAACTTATCTGCAATGCACAGATGAACGAGAACTATTACTCAACTTCCTAAAGCATTGGCGTATGTGGGACGCTGATATCATTACTGGTTGGAACGTACTGGGATTTGATGTTCCTTATCTATACAATCGTATGACTAAACTTCTTGGTGAAACTACAGCAAAGAAACTATCGCCTGTTGGTATGATCCAAGAACGTGAGTATGAACGTTACAATCAAAAGAAAATTGATATCGAGTTTGTCGGTATGAAAGTTATTGACTATCTTGATCTATACAAGAAGTTTACATACTCTCAACAAGAATCATATCGACTTGATCACATTGCTCACGTTGAACTGGGTGAGAAGAAACTTGACTACTCCGAAGTTGAAACTCTTCATCAACTCTATAAACTTGACTATGAAAAGTTTATCGACTATAATATTAAAGACGTCGAACTTATTGATAAGATCGAAGATAAGATGAAGTTGATGCATATGATACTGGCAATTGCTTATGATGCAAAAGTGAACTACAGCGATGTGTTTACTCAGGTTCGTATGTGGGATGTGTTGATACACAACTGGTTGGCAGATCGTAAGATTGCCATTCCACCGAAAGAACGTAAAGACAAGTCATCGCAGTTTGCTGGTGGTTATGTAAAAGATCCTGAAGTTGGTATGCACAAGTGGGTGATGAGTTTTGATCTGAACAGTTTGTATCCTCATTTGATTATGCAATACAACATATCACCTGACACATTTATAGAGGATGCGAGAGAAAGTTTCTCGATGGATGAAGCGATCAATGGAACTTACATCAACAACACTGATTATTCGGTTGCTGCAAATGGAACATGTTACTCTAAAGATAAACAAGGATTTCTGCCTGAGATGATGAACAGAATGTATAATGAACGAGTCAAGGCAAAAGAATCGATGCTTGAAGCACAAGATAGACTTGAACAAGTGAATAGGAAACTGAATGAAATCAATTGATGAGATGACAAAGCAAGAGTTGATTCAAGAACGAGTGCAACTACAAAAGGATATCTCAAAGTTCAAGAATCTGCAGCTGGCAAAGAAGGTTCAGTTGAACTCTGCTTATGGTGCGTTGGGTAATCAATACTTCCGACACTTTGACGTGCGTATGGCAGAGGGTATTACATTGAGTGGTCAGTTGTCTATACGGTGGATTGAACGTATGATGAACGAATATCTAAACAAGTTACTTGAGACAGAGGGAGAAGATTATGTTATTGCATCGGATACAGACTCGTTATACATTACTTTTGATAAACTTGTGGGCAAAGTCTATAAAGAGAGACGTGAGGTATCACGTGTCGATAAAATCGTTGCCTTCTTGGACACTGTTGCTGAAAAGAAAATTGAACCATATATTGATAGATGTTACCAGTTACTTGCTGAGAATATGAATGCATACTCGCAGAAGATGTTCATGAAGCGAGAAGCAATTGCGGATAAAGGTGTATGGACTGCTAAGAAACGATACATACTAAACGTGTATGATAACGAGGGTGTGCGATACGCTGAACCCAAACTCAAGATGATGGGTATTGAGACGGTGAAGTCTTCAACGCCTGCTGTTTGTCGAGGTGCGCTGAAGAAAGCAATCACTATCATCATGAATGACGATGAGAAAACTGCACAAGATTACATTACCAGTTTTCGTGAAGAGTTTAGATCAATGCCGTTTGAGGACGTTGCATTTCCGCGATCAATATCTGATCTGAATAAATATACTATCAAAGACAAGAACTTGATTATACCAAAAGGCACACCGATACATGTGAGAGGTGCGCTTGTATACAATCACTTACTAAAGTTAAACAAACTAACCAAACAGTATGAACTGATCAAGGATGGAGAGAAGATCAAATTTTGTTATCTGAAAGTACCAAATCCTGCTCGTCAAAATGTTATTAGTGTGCTGAGTACATTACCAAAGAAGTTTGGTATCGAAAAATATATTGACTATGACTTGCAGTTTGATAAGTCGTTTTTGGAACCATTGAAGATCATACTGAATAGTGTTGGTTGGAGTCCTGAGAAAACAAATACACTTGAGGACTTCTTCGGATAAAGGAGTAGTAAAATGGCAACGAACATACCAGAGGAATATTTAAGCGGATACGATTTCGGATTTAACGCAGTTGACGAACCACCTGCATCTGGTCCAATCAAAGTAGACACATCTGAAATAGCAGGTGACGTTGATGGGATCAATGATAACATCCTACGCATTGAGCAGAAGATGGATGCAGCAGTTACCGCAATCAATGCACTTAGTGCTAAGATGATGAATCTTGACGACGAGTTTGATGTGATCAAATCTACTAAAGAAGCTGAAGTACAAAAGAAACTTGTAGAGGTTGAGAAACTCATTATGCCTTTGTTGGTAAATCTCATCAAGTCTTCCGATAAAGACTACATACACTGGCCAAATCGACAAGAAGCAGTTGAATCACAAATTACTAAACTTCTTTCCTTGACTCGTGGAGAATAATACAGTATAATAGATGTTTGACAATTGGAGAATATAATATGGATTTTTTGAAAGATATGGTGAAGGGGATTGACAATACTAATCTCCTAAGTGAAGGTGGTAATAGTTCTGAGTACAGTGGATCGATTGATACAGGATCGTATGCGTTGAATGCTCTTATGTCTGGTAGCATCTATGGTGGTGTTCCCAACAATAAGATTACTGCCTTTGCTGGTGAGTCAGCAACTGGTAAAACATTCTTTGTACTCAGTGTGCTAAAAACATTTCTTGATAAGAATCCTGAAGGTGGTGTAATTTACTTTGACACCGAAGCAGCAGTTACAAAGGGAATGATGGCAGATCGTGGTATTGATACCTCACGTGTTGTCATTGCCGAACCAACTTCTATTGAAGAGTTTCGCACGAGCGCAACTCGCATCCTAACTAACTACATAGACACACCTGCAGAGTCTAAGAAACCCATGTTAATGGTTCTTGATTCGCTCGGTATGCTTTCCTCCATGAAAGAGTTGGAAGATACCGAAGCAGGCGCGAACAAACGCGACATGACGAAAGCACAGTTATTGCGTGGTACGTTCCGTGTTCTTTCACTCAAGTTAGCGAAGGCGAATGTTCCGCTGCTCGTCACCAACCATGTCTATGATGTGGTTGGTGCTTATATTCCCACCAAAGAAATCAGTGGTGGGTCTGGACTGAAGTATGCTGCATCTTCTATTATCATGCTTGGTAAGAAGAAAGATAAAGACGGCACTGAGGTTGTGGGTAATATTGTCAAGGCAACTACTCATAAGTCTCGCTTCACTAAAGAAAACAAGAAGATCGAAATCAAACTTTCCTACGACAAGGGACTTGATCGTTACTATGGTCTATTGGATCTTGCCGAGAAGTATGATATCATCAAGAAAGTTTCTACACGATATGAGTTACCAGATGGTTCTAAAGTATTCGGAAAGGCAATCAACTCTGATCCTGAAAAGTATTTCACACCTGAGTTGTTAGAGCAGTTAGACGCTGCAGCAGCTAAGGAATTTATGTACGGTAAAACCGAAGAGGAAATCCAAGAAGTAGAGGAAGGGGAAATGTAATGGAAATGTCTGCACCAAAATTTGAACTGATTGAACACAAGGATGCTTCGCCAGACCACTGGTGTATAAAAATCAAAGACGGAGAATATAAAGGTGTGATCTATCAGTATCAAACCGTCAAGATTCAGGAAGAAAAAACTGAAGATGGGGCAGTGTTACAATTCAAAACTGCTTTTATAGAAACTCCAGATTCTGTAAACTTGACTAAAGAAAAAGATCAAAGTATAATGGGTGCTATACTTGTGAATATACTTAATGAACAATTTGAAACAGTGAAGGATTCAGATGAGGACGGAACATCTAATACTCAAAAATTTAATCACGGATGAGGACTACGCAAGAAGAACTCTCCCATATTTAAAAAGAGAATACTTTCAAGATGTAATTGAAAGAACTGTGTATGAAGAGATTGATAACTTCATATTGAAATACAATTCTATGCC